CTTCACACTTACTGTGACTTGGCTGGTGTGTACGTTTGCCAGCACCATACCCAAGATGATTGTGGTGGTGCTGCCGGGGCAGGTGTACAGGTCTTCTGGAGTACCGCTTGAGGCTGGCATAACGTCATGCGATACAACTTTGAATGTATTAGCCATTTATTTCTCCAAATGTAGTATAATTATACCACAGTCATAACGCTTTGTCAAGCATTTATTGCATCAGCCCAGTGCAATTGCAAGGGCGGTAGCCTCGTTAGCGATTACTGTATTCAATGCAGTTCCGTTAACTGTGATTGCATCAGCTTCTAGTGTGCCATCAATGTCGGCATCACCTGACACATCTAGTGAACCTGCATCAAGTTCACCTGTCAGTGTAATGTTCCTGAAGCTGGCTACATCCTTGTTGGCATCTACTGTCACAACTTTACTTGCAACCACTGTGCCTACAGAAGCACCTGTATCGCTGTAGTTGAGTTCTGCTGTTGTAGCAGTAACGCCATCAAGAATATTAAGTTCCGCTGCCGTAGATGTTACACCGTCCAAGATGTTTAGTTCTGCGGCAGTAGAAGTAACACCATCAAGGATGTTAAGTTCTGCTGCTGTGGCTGTCACCCCGTCAAGGATGTTTAGTTCAGCAGCCGTAGAGGTGACGTTTGTACCACCAATGTCAAGCGTTGTCATTGACACTTCACCGGCCACAGTCAGAACGCCGTTAGCCACTGTCATCAGGTCAGTATCATCCGTGTGACCAATGGTAGTGCCGTTAATAACAACGTCATCAATGTCTAGTGACCCACCAGTAATTAAGCCGGTAGTTGTAATTGTGCTGGAGCCAGTGTCAATATTACCAAACCCACTCGTAATAGAGCCAGAGTCTAATGCTCCTACAGTGGTAATGTTAGAGGTTGTGTCAAGTGCGCTTTCAAAGAATGTTTCAAAGTCAGATAGTGCAACCTGCTTCATCGTGCCGTTGTCATTAACAATGAGCCGGTCAGCAGCAGCAAGTGTAGTTGAAGAGGCTGATGTGCCGCCATCCATCAAATTTAATTCTGCAGTGGTTGCTGTCACACCATCCATGATGTTAAGTTCAGCCGTGGTGGCAGTTACGCCATCCATAATGTTCAACTCTGCTGTAGTAGCAGTGACCCCATCCATGATATTAAGTTCTGCTGCAGTAGCAGTAACATTAGTACCACCGATATCCAAAGTGGTCATGGACACTTCGCCAGCAACTGTGGCAATACCGTCTGCTAATGTAATTAGGTCAGTGTCATCAGTATGACCTATGGTCGTGCCATTAATAATTACATTATCTACAGTCAGAGTTGTCAGCGTACCAACGGAGGTGAGGTTTGGCATCGCTGTAATTTCGTCATCAAAATAGGCGGCAAGGTCAGTGACCGCCACCTGTTTCATAGTCCCGCCATCGTTAAAGACAACACGGTCTGCGTCAGCTACAGTAGTTGACGTGGCAGAAGTGCCGCCATCCATAATGTTAAGTTCTGCGGTAGTCGCAGTAACACCATCTAAAATATTTAACTCTGCTGCAGTCGATGTTACACCATCAAGGATATTTAATTCAGCAGCGGTTGATGTTACATTAGTGCCACCAATGTCCAGCGTAGTAACACTTATTTCGCCAGCAACAGTTACGATACCGTCTGCCAGTGTCATCAAGTCTGTGTCGTCATCGTGACCAATCGTGCTGTTTACGACGATTGTATCTGTCGTTACTGCGCCGTCAAAGAAGGCATTTTTAAACTCTACAGAACTTGTGCCTAAATCAATGTCATTATCTGTTACAGGAACAATGGCACCGTCTTGGAACCGTACTTGCTCTACTGTAGAACCTGCACCACCTGCATCTACAAACACACCTACACGATTGTTTGTGTCGTCCACTACAACTTTGTTTAGTGGCGTTGCTACGCCGGGGTCGCCAATCAAGCCAATGACCGGACCTTCAGCGGCTGTACCATCGTGCTTGTGTCCAGACGTATTTACAAATGCTGCCAGTATCTGGTTAAATTCATTGTTACTGTCGGCAGCGTTGATAACATCGCCGTCTGTGTAGGATGACTGTCTAGTATAACCTGCCATTAGCGTCTTGCTCCTGCATCAAATTCTAATTGAAAACCTTTAAGTGTATAAGGTGCGGATGTTGCATTGTCCACCACACGCATTGCTACTGCAAATCCACTGCCCTCTACAGGCTGTCTAGTCAGTGGGTTAGATTGACCACCGTATGTTGCCGTGCCGTAGACTGATGTTCCGTACAGGGCCACAACTGTTGAACTGTCAAACGGGTACGCTTCTGGTCTTGCAGCATCAGGCGACTCATAATCATATCGTAAAAACAAGTCAGAGTTTAATGTGCCTGTTGGCGAATAGTTTATAATTACACGTTGAAAGTTTTTACGGATACCTGCATCGCCCATTGTCATATCTGGTGAGCGATAACGTCCTATAATATTTGTGCCGTCAAACTGATTGCCTTGCTCCTGTCGGTACACAAATCCATCAGCAGAGCCGTGAAGTACAAATGTTTCACCTTGTGATGTAAATGAGTCAGTCGAAGAAGGCTTTATACCTTTTATAGTAGCAAATTCGTATCCTTGTTGTTTACGAACTGCTATGACCCCTTCAGTAATAGACTCTGGGTCACTGCCAGTTTTAAATAATCTATATTGTGTTTTGCCGGGTACAACTACACTGTCAAATTCATCTATGTCAGTATCATCAAACAATTCTTTGACATTGCTTGATATAGTTCCCAGTTCAACATCGTTAATTCTTTCAGTACCAGCAACGGTGCGTAAGCCGTCTCTGCCCAAGAATAAGATATCTCCGGCAAGTTCTTGGACAGTGAAGCCGTTAAGGCAACCAATGTCTCTTGTAATTGGTTGAAGTACGAAGTCTGCAATTGTGTTTCCTGTCAATCTATATATACGTTCTTCACCAAAGATAATCAGTTCATTACGAAATGGAAACAGTGCCGTTACTTGACTATCAATCCGAAGACTACCTGCACCGTTAGCTGTGCTAAAGTCGTTGTCCGTAAACGGCGCAGTAAATACTATCTCTTCTTTGTTTGCACTATGTCCTGCAAAAAACAGTGCATCTTTAAATCCTGTTACAAACTTTGGATTAGCTGGTGCGCCCGTAGCATTAAGGTCTGTTACTGTTGTTCCATCATACTTTGTTGCGTGGTTGGCACCGTCAGCCCACACAATATGTTCTGTGCCACCCAAGTTGTAACGATGATGCGTATATTTACCTGCGCTAGTGCGTCCTGTATCAATCTCTGTCCATGAGCCGCTGCCACTAGCCCCTTCAAAAACTTTTGTGCCACGGGCTGCAATAACTTTTGTATTACCTGCAAAGTATGCGGAAAGCAAAACTTTCTCACTAGAAGAAGCAGTTTGTGGAACAACATTAGTATTCCATTTAGTAAAACCGTTAATACGCCTATAACCGCCTCTTACATCAGGCTCAAAGTTTTCTAGTTCAAGAGCCATACCCGGTTGCATTTTAAATGTAGGCTGGTCAAGAACCAATCCACCTTCACACGCAAACACATAAGGGCTAAGTTGTGCTTCATCAGCCATGTCTTACGTTCCTGTCGGGAAAATAGATACTCCGTATCTTTGCGAGTGAGGCAGGTATGTTGACCTCACATATGTAAAGTCTCTGTTAATAAGAATACTTTGCATATGCTTAATGCCATCTTCAAATCTAGCAAAGTTAATACCATACTGCTGCGCCTCACCACGATACTGGTAGCCATATGCTGTAGCACCATCTACAATAACTTGTCTAAATTGTTCTGGTATGCTGGGTGCATCTGTTGTAGCACTTAGTGCAGTTGGTCTGCTATATGCATCAAACTTTAATGTATAGGCTTTGTCTGGATAGGGGAACAAGCCGTAGTTATTGTCTGGTGTTCTAAATACATAGATAGGTATACCGCCCACATCAGACGTGCTTTCTTGGTCGATATACTTATCTACATATTCTTTGTATTCTAGTATGCGCAATGACACTCCTGCTGTTGCAAGCGCGTCACTTTTTTCAATACGAAATGTTTCATAGTCTACGTGATACAAAGAAGAGTCTACTGTGTATCGCGTTTGGTCAGCGACAAGTGTTTGAGTTTGCAGTGAGTGACTAAATGCCCAACCAAACTCACGCTGATAAATATAGTTGATGGCGTCATTTACAGCGTTTTTACACTGTGTCTGAAAACCACGAGAGTTGCTAAAGTTAGACGAGGTTAGTGCTACTTCGTTAAACCTTGCCAAGACTTCGTTTGTGATGTCCAGATAATTATACGCCATAAGAAATCCTTAAAGAGTTAGGAGGGCGACTTCTGCCGCCCCCCATATTAGTTTAGGCAAGAGCGTCACGAACAACTTCTGCTGCAAGTTCCTGCGCACCGTTT